AAGGATTTTCTAAATGAAAAAAGATCTATGGGATAGAGGTGGTCAATACTACACAGTATTTAACATACAGCCATCACAATTTATAAACGAAAACAAAATACTTTTTGCTGAGGGTAATGTTATAAAATACATATGTCGTCATAAAGGCAAGGGTGGTAAAGAAGATTTGTTAAAAGCCAAACACTACATAGATATGATAATAGAAAGAGATTACAAAGATGACTAGCTTACAGCTTACATTTAATTTTAAGAAACACATATGGTCTTCTCCACTAGAGTACAGAGATTTAAGCGATGCTCAAGAGATTGCTATAGATTTAGAAACTAGAGATGATGGTATTACCAAAGGTCTAGGGGCTGGGTGGGCTACAGGTCGTGGTGAAATTATTGGGTTTGCTGTAGCAACAGAGGGGTTTCAAGCATACTACCCTTTCGGTCATTTTGGTGGCGGTAATCTTATCAAAGAACAAGTTATTAAATATATGCACGATGTGTGTAAGTTGCCTTGTCGTAAAATCTTTCACAATGCGCAGTATGATGTAGGCTGGTTAAAAGCTTACGGCATCGATGTCAATGGTGAAATTGTTGATACTATGATAGCTGGTGCTTTGATTGATGAGAATAGATACACTTATAAATTAAACGCGCTTGCTAAGGATTACATAGGTGAGCTGAAGGCAGAAACTGATTTGGTTGAGGCAGCTAAGGCACACGGGGTAGACCCTAAGATGGAGATGTGGAAGTTGCCAGCTGAACACGTCGGATATTATGCAGAACAAGATGCACGGCTAACGTACCTTTTATGGCAGCGTTTTAAACACGAGATAAGTACACAAAATTTACAGACTGTTTGGAATCTTGAGAGGAAACTTCTACCTATTTTAATTGAGATGAGAAGAAAAGGTATTAGGGTTGACAAAGAAAAAGCTGAGAAACTTCGTGATGATTTTATAGTAAGAGAGAAACACTTACTGCACGAGATAAAAAAACTCACAGGCAAAGATTTAGACATATGGAATGCACGACAAATAGGTTTTGTTTTTGATAAACTTGGTATTGAATATCCTAAAACACCAAAGTCTGGTGAGCCAAGTTTTACACAAAATTGGTTGGTAAACAGTGAGCACCCTATTACAAAGTACATTGTAAACGCAAGGGAGATAAATAAATTTCATAATACCTTTCTTAATTCTATTATGAAATACGAACATAATGGTCGCATACACGGAGAAATCAATCAGCTGCGGTCTGATTCAGGCGGCACAGTATCAGGTCGTCTATCTATGAGCAATCCTAACTTACAACAATTACCCGCTCGTAATAAAGAGTTTGGCCCTTTGATAAGAGGTTTGTTCTTACCGGAGCCTGACTGTATGTGGGGTAGCTTTGACTATTCGCAACAGGAACCACGGCTAGTGGTTCACTATGCTTCTAGTATAGGTGAGGGGTATGAGGGTTCTAATGAGCTTGTCGAGGCTTATTCTAATGCTGACGCAGACTTTCACCAGACTGTGGCAGATTTGGTTGGTATAGATCGTAAACAAGCAAAGACAATAGGATTAGGTTTAATGTATGGTATGGGTAAAAATAAGCTAGCCAATATGTTAGGTGTTAGTTTTGAGAAAGCACAGGAGTTAATTAATAAATACAATACAAAAGCACCTTTTGTAAAATTGTTGTCTGATAGATGTATGCAGAAAGCAAATAGTGAGGGTGTAATAAGAACTAAGTTAGGTAGAAAATGTAGGTTTAATATGTGGGAGCCAAAAGATTTTGGTATACACACTCCAGAAAAGTTTGAGAATGCATCAGCCAAATACGGAGCTGCAAACATAAAAAGAGCTTTTACTTACAAAGCCTTAAATAGATTGATACAGGGTTCAGCTGCGGATCAAACAAAGCAAGCAATTGTTTCTTGTCATCAAGAGGGTTTTACACCAATATTACAGATACACGATGAATTATGTTTTAACATTCAAAATGAAGAGCAAGTAAAAAAAATAAAGACAGTAATGCAAGACTGTATAGAACTAAAAGTTCCCAGTGTTGTTGACTCAGTCACTGGTTCTGACTTCGGTATCGCTACTTAACTATTAGTTTTCTAGTCAGCTTTTTTATTTCATTTGTAAGCGGAACCATATCTGTTGTATAAACACCACGTTCTTTGTACTTCTTAGTCCAAAGATGCTCAAGCTCCACCTTCTTTTGCAATATGTTTATCATAATAATATTGTACAAAATACAGGCTTTTTGTCAATATGCTTGACATATAGTATAAGTTCCTATAATTTAGACGAAATATCTAACAAGAAAGGTAAACTATGTTTTTAAAATCTAAATCACAATACTTTAGAAATAAAGTTGAGAAGGTTGACAAAATATTGGCTGCCATTCCGGCAACTGATTATGATGGAACTGATATAAGAAACACAAACGATATAGATAAACACATCGCAGAACTCAAATATCTTGGTTATGACACAGAACAATCGAGACATTTGATTAACGATGAGTTAGAATCAAGAGAACAACTACAAAATTTATATGAGCACTAATCATTTCTTATTAGAGACACCTGGTGTCATCAATTTTTCTGGAGGCAGAACATCTGGCTATATGTTGTATCATATACTAGAGGCATATGATGGTAAGCTGCCAGACGATTTACCTGTGGTATTTGCAAACACAGGTAAAGAAATGCCACAAACACTTGACTTTGTACACGCTTGTTCGACAAATTGGAATGTTCCAATAATTTGGGTTGAATGGGATAACAATGAAGAACATAAAATTAGAGTGGTTGACTATGAGACAGCCTCAAGAGATGGTAGACCTTATGAAGAACTTATTGACAGTAAAAGATTTTTACCAAATCCTGTAACAAGATACTGTACATCTTACCTAAAGATAAAACCAATGCGTGCTTACTGTATGTTTTGGAAAGGGTTTGAGTATTGGAACAGTTATGTAGGATTGCGATATGATGAACCTCATAGAGTTGCTAGACTATCTAACAGAAACAAAAAAGAACGATGGGACACTGAAGCTCCTCTACACGCAGCACGAAAAACAGTGCAAGATGTATTTAAGTTTTGGAGTGAGAACACATTTGATTTGAAGCTGCCGAATATTGGTGGCAAGACTCCGCAGGGCAACTGTGATTTGTGTTTTTTAAAAGGTGCTAACACAATAAGAAATATTATAAAGTCTGATCCAAAACTAGCAGAGTGGTGGATCAAACAAGAAACTAAGAATTTAGGTACAGGTAATGACCAAGCTGCATACTTTAGAAAAGACAGACCGAGTTATGCCAAGTTACTTAAAAACACGCAAGACCAGATGGAATTGTTTGAGTTTGACTCAGCAACTGACACCTGTTTTTGTCACGATTAACTTTAACGAAAGGACCATTATGGATGCCAAAAAATGGAAGAGTATCGCTGTTCGTTCGGAAGATCTTGAATTAATCAAAGCTCTTGCGAAAATGAAACATCGTACTCCCAACTTATTTTTGATAAAATTAGTACACGAGTATGTGGACTTCCAATCAAAAAAAGAAAAACTAAGTGTAGATAAGTACAAAGAAAAAGTTCTAGGTGCTCAATATGAGTAGGTGGGCACAATTTCTATTGTTTAAATCTACAAAAAACTATGCTACTGCATATCGTGATGACTCTTTGCAGCACGATGACTATGAAAAAGGTATACACATTTCAGCACCAATTAGGTGTGGTGTGACACAAGACTCTGAGTTTGAGTTTGCCGGTCACAAAATGAAAGCGTTACACGTTCAACCTTGTCATAATTGGAAAGATCATCATTATATTTTTTGTAAGGAAATAAAATGATATTACCTAGTATATATTTATTTTTACTTACAGTCACAGGAACAGGTGACTACAGAGAACATTACATTGGTAAAGTAAGAGACTGTGATGTTGCTGACGAAATTATGTCAGAGACAAGAACAGTAATGAAAAAGCAAGTTCTTGGGTACATCTGTTTAAATTTTGATAGTAATACAGTGCGTAAGGGTTTCAAAAATTCTAGAATCATACAGGAGTTTGATATTGAATTAGTAGCTCAATACACTTTAAAACCATTATTCAAGAAAAAAAAACTACAACGAAGGAGCAAAGATGGAAACACTGATAATAGGGTTAGCAATTAATCTGTATACCTGGAGTAATGCAGATTTTTTTGTACAACGAAAAAACAACGAAAGACAATATACCTGTGTATGGGTTGATAAAGGGTGGTCAAAACCTGACCCAAAAAATGCATCAATCACCATACTAGGTTACACGAAATATCAACAACAATGCACAATGAAGGAGAAGTAATGCAAACTGAGGAAAAAAGAATGCCTATATACGAAATATGTGAAGAGTGTCACGGAAATGGTTTTACCAAACCAAGACTTGCAGACAAGGACATAAACACAACTTATGTCTGTAACACCTGTGGAGGATCTGGTCATTCTGGTAAATATTACAAGTAAAGACTTACCACATTTTTTGGTTATTGGTGCGCAAAGGGGTGGTACAACGAGTTTGTATCATCTGCTGCGCAGACATTCAGGAATGTTTCTGAGTACACCAAAAGAGATACATTACTTTAGTATCAATTATGATAAACCTTTATCTTGGTATCAAGAACATTTCTTACAAGCACATCCTTCACAGCTGCGTGGTGAAGTGACACCTTTTTATCTATTTCATAAACTTGCACCTGAGAGAATATATGATAATGTACCCGATGCACGGCTCATTGTC